TTTCATTTAGTTAATAATAAATTGAGAATATTTCCAGATCCAAGTGATACTTTTAAAGTATGGTTTGATTATTATTTAACGGAAGATAAAAGTGGATTGGTTGAGGGAGTGGGAACTTCTGTAACGAGTTCTATATCAGATTTTTCTAATGTTCCATATAATAATATGAGTTATAATCATATTAATGACCCAGGAAAAACTTGGATTCGTAAATATGGTTTGGCGTTATCTAAAGAGATTTTAGGTGCAGTTAGAAGTAAATATGGAACAATACCTATACCAAACTCAGAAGTAACTATGGATGGTGATGCTTTAAGAACTGAAGCAGCTACTGAAAAAGAACAATTGATTACTCAGTTGAGAGAAACATTAGAACAAACGAGTAGAAGAGCTCTGACAGAAAAAGACCAAGAGGAATCTGAGTTTTTACAGCAGAAATTAAATAAAGTTCCAATACCAATTTTTATAGGATAAAAATATGGCTTCAAGATTTTTAAGTCAAACAGACAGAAACTTTTTTGAAACTGTAAATAAAGAATTACTTGGTAGTCCTCGTGATAATAAAGAAGGGATTATCAATACTTTTGTTAAACTGTTTCGTTTATCTGTAGAAAATACAGCAACCAATTTATATGGGGAAGCATCTGCTGGAAAGATTTATCTACCAGGGGTACAATTACCTTCATTAGTTTCTGCTGAAGATTTCGATTTCAACACAGATGAGTTTGGGCCAGATATGAGACAAACTGCAACATTTTCATTTGAGAGAGATTATTTAGTAGGATTACCATTAGTTACAAGTATCGGTGATATAATTGATTGGAATTATGCACATTGGGAAATAGCTTCCTTGAATGAAAATCAATTACTTGGTGGTCAAGTAGATAGTAATTTTTCGGTTGTGTGTAATGCATTTCTTGTTAGAAAAAGTAATTTACAGATTGAAAGAATACGGAGTAATTAGTGGCTAGATTAAAACCATTACCAAGATCACAACGATATATTTATACTTCTCCCGTTCCAAATAGAGGAGAGGCACGTCGTCGTGATAAACAAGAGCAGAAAAATGTAGAAGTTACATTGATGGATCACGACGCTGCAATTATGTATTATTTTCAAAATACTATATCTCCTACGGTGATGGAACAGGGTGAAGAAATAAAAGTTCCTATTATGTATGCAAATCCTGAAAGATGGAAAACTATACAAAAAAATGGACACCTTAGAGATAGTAAAAAACAATTAATAACTCCTATGATTGCATTTAGACGTACATCTATTGCTAAAGATGATACAATGGCAGTAGATAAGTTAGATGCCAATGATCCAAAATTATTTTATACATTTGAGAAAAAATACACTCAAGAAAATCGTTATGATAAATTTTCAGCACAAAAAGGAATTTTACCACAAAGAGAATTATATAATGTAGCAGTTCCAGATTATGTTATTATGTCTTATGAATGTATTATATGGACAGCATATATTGAACAAATGAATAGTATTATTGAAAAAATACAATATAGTGATGGTGCATATTGGGGAGAACCTGGAAAATTTAAATTTAAAGTTAATGTAGAAAGTTTTGAAGATGCTACAGAGATGGCAGATAATGAAAGGATGATTAAAACTTCTTTTTCATTTAATTTTAGAGGTTATTTAATACCTGAAGCATTTAACAATTATATAAATACTCGAAAATATTTAACACCCGCTAGAGTTAATATAAATGATGAAACAGATTTAAGTTTTTCAAGTGTTTATTCACCAGATCAACGAGCAGAAACCGTAACATTGACTGGTGGGAAATTTTCAAGTGGTGTACAAAGTGGATTAGGAAGTGCTACTGATTTTATACGAGGAGCACGAAGTGCTGTAGGACAAGAAACAAAAGATTTAGAATTTACAAACACATATGGTGGAAATACTTTTTATATTATGAGGTCTGATGGAGAACCAACTTCGAGCACTGATAGTTTAGCAGTAATGACTTATGGGTTTGTATCTTCATCTATGACGGAAAAACAGAGTAGTTTTAGTGGGTCTCAGTCACATTCATTAGAGACAGAGGCTACTCCAGAGAAACAAATATATCAAGTTACTGTGCCGAGTGGAAAAACTTTATTTAATGGTACGGTTTATGTATCAATAAATGGGAGTTTTTTATCAAGTAACCCATCAAATCAAACAACAGTAACTACTGATTATGATTTTTATATTAGTTCTTCTACGGCAGGAAAAATTGCTATAAATAAACCATATACTGGTGGGGTGGGAATAAATATAGATGCATCAGATGATATAGTAATAAAATATGTATTGAGTGTGGGATGATAACAGAATTACAAGGATATAAAGGTTCAACAAGAAAATATACCGCACCCGTAAGTGAATCGGTATTTAGTGGAGACCAATTACAATTTTATAGTAATGTATCTGGTAGTTTAAAAGATGGTAGACAAGATAAGATGCCATTTACGATGAATATGAGAAATGCTAGAGCTACAGATTTACATCATGTATTACATTATAAAGATACAGTACGATTTATACAACGACATAGAAGAGAATTGAGATATAGTGATATAGAGACAAATGCATCAACATATCAAACTTTTAATCTAGGGATATCCGCCGGATTTAGTGCAACTGCAATGGGAACAAGAGTGAAAGTAAATGGAGTGAATCAAATTAATAAAACTCCCTGGACGAATACTTCAGGAGTAGATTGGTATTTTGCTACTAATTATAGAAAGATACATATACGGAAACTTTACGCATTAAGTGGAGTATTACGTGGAATTACTTTACAAGATGGTGACGAGATACAACTTGAATTTCAAACGGAAATAATATAATGGCATTAATAGATTTATCAAGACAAGCAAAAGCGGGAACAGTAGGTGGACGAGTTTTAAGAACGAGTGCATACACCTCATCAGCTACAGGATTATATGAAATTGAATGGGATACTTTATCTTTAGATGAAGTTAGTACTGGATCACTTGATGCTGGTACTGGTGGATATGTTGCAGGAAAAAATTTATATTTATATGATGCAGTAGAACAATCTGGTGGTGGAAACATATATTCTACTGGAAGTTATGGTTCAAATATTGTTTTACAAATAAATCCATTAGGACACCCAACCGGCTCAGTAAAAATATGGGGAGATTTAATTGTAGAAGGTACTTCAAGTGTATTTAATCAAGCTACGATTTCAATTGAAGATCCTATCGTTGATATAAATTTTAGTGGATCAACTGCTTTAGGTTCACAAGATAGTGGATTAAGAGTTGGTAGATTAGGTAGTACAAATGCACAATTAATATTTGACCATAGTGAAACAAGATGGGCTATAGATAATGCCGCTGGTAGTAATATCAATATAGTTGGTGTTTCTACAACCGATACATTAACCAACAAAACAATTACTTCACTTGCATCTTCTACTATGGGGAGTAACGCCGATTTAACATTTAGTGGTGGGGGAGAAGTATTAGGATTACCTGCAACAGCAAGTGTAGATAATGCCGCTACTTCAAAAATATATGTTCAACATAGATTAGATTATTTGAGAAAATCTTATGTTAAGAAAGCTTCGTCATTTGTGACCGTGGCTACGTTAAATGAACTTACTGGATATGCCACGGCTAGTTTTTCAGCAGTTACAGCATCAGCCCCAACAGGAATTACTGCAACGAGTGAAGATGATTTTGTATTTTTTATAAATGGTCAATATATGGAACATGATGCATTAGAAATAGAACAAGCAGGCGCAGCGTTTTATCTTAAAGTAGATGTGAGTTCTATAGGTTATGTATTAGAGGGAGATGACGAGATTATCGCTCACGGTAAATTTAACGCTTAATTATAAATAATTGGGTCCTGTCCATTGAAAATAATCTTGATTCTTATCAAATATATTACCACGAGTATGTTTAGCGGGAGCACTCCAACCAGCGGCTTTTAATACATCACCAGATTTTATTGGTAATCCTTTATGAACACCATCAGTTTTAGCGACAAATCCCCAAACTGAACCACCTCTTATAACCTTTATAAATTTCCTACCTGGTTTTAATGATAGTTTCTCGTTTAATTTCTCATAACCACCACGCCATTTTTCGTAGTCTTTATGAATATTTTCAAGTAATCTATCCATAGCCCCATCAAAATCACCTTTGATTGGATTTGGTTGAATTCCATTAATAAATTTATACATATTAGGCTAATTCTAACATTGCTAATGGAACATTATATAACATACCACTCATCTCAACAATGGCTTTCTTAACCTTCATCTTAGTGATAACTCCTGGAGTCTTTTTAGTTTTCTGAACCACAAAGACATTATCTCCAACACTTAGTGAAGATTTACCCAACATAGTTTTACACTCATTAATGAAAGTTGATAAATCGTTCAGTTCTGAAAGACTATCTAATTTCCTGAGTTCTTTTTTTAAGTTTATTAAGTTTAACATTATTTTCTTTCTTTATTCGTTACTCTAATATACAACATAAAAGCTATACAAGTCAAGCCTTTTTTTCACTTTTTTTATCTTCTTTTTCCCAATCTTCCAGTATATCTTCAAATACTGAGCGGTACTCCTCAGGAAAGGATGGTGCTAGCACTACTTTATATTTTTTATCCTTCTCAGCTTCATTCACATCAGATACCAAGTCATCTAAATCATCCAATAGTGACTCCGTATCTGCAGATTCTGTACCTGGATGTTCTATTGCGACTAAACACTCCCATATATAGTTATATAACCCCATGTTATCCAGTAAATCACCATTAGGATTGGTATCACCTGAGTAATTATTAACCAAGTCATTTATAAAATTCCTATCATATTCTGGTGATGGGAATTCGTCTATTATATATTCATTTAAGTTCATTGTATTTCTCTCATTTTTCTCCATAAAAGTCTTGGTGAATTTATAAATGTATTTTTAAACAAAATCTTAAAACTTTTCCAATGGTAACTTCCCTCGGAATGTGGGAAACATTTACCACTATTTAAATTTAAATTTATTTTATTTTTACAACCATCAACAGGACAATCTGGCCATTGATCCATCATCATATCCCAATCACTAATATAATATTCTTCTTTATTCATTATCCTATCGGGCCTCCAACTTCATTACTTCTTCTAAATTAACAGATTCACCCTTTAACATCCGGGGGATAAGAGATTTAACTGTTTCATCTGATAGTTCTAATGAATCGGTTAACATTTCTACATATCCCATTACACTTCTCATTTTATCTTCGGTGGTGTTTATAACCTCACCGGTGATTTCATTTGTGATTTTCATTTTTTTAACATAACTCATATTTTATTCCTTTATTCGTTACTCTAATATACAACTAAAAGCCTATACGAGTCAAGCTTTATTTTCATTATTTTTGAGTGAGGTCATGTTATTTATGACCTCAATCAAGTTATGTCTGTTGACCCATTTGACTGGGTAACTGACGGTTGTAGATTTTACTAGATGACCACCGCGATAAACGGTAGTTTGTATAGTATATTGTTTTTTTGGTTTGAGTTTAGACATAGTGTCTCCTTTGTTTAATTTAATTGATTATTATTTGTTTAGGTTGTGTAGATTGTACCACTCTGAACCTGTATTTCCCGGATTAGGGGCCTCCCTACACCCTGGTATCCCAGGAGGAGCTTATTTAATCAATTGGACATTATATTAACTCATATCATAACTGAATATACAACATAAAACCTATATAAGTCAAGCTTTATTTTAATTAGTTTCCACTTTTCTTCTACTATTTCAGTTAAGTGATATTTATTACCGATATGAGAAAACGCCATTGGAAGCATAGAAAAAATCGTAGGTGTCCAGATTGTACTAAAATGATTACTTATACAAGAAAGGACGCTTTCGACCGCGCTGTAGGAAACAATGCCGTATGTAAATCTTGTGCACAAATAGATAGGAAAGTTTCAATGGATACGATTGAGAAATTGAAACAACCTAAAACCATTCAACACAAGAAACAAATTTCTATAGGGATGAAAATGTATTGGAAACGACTAAAACGAGAAGAATATGGCTTTATTAGACAGCAAGCAATTAAATCCTAAGTTTACTGGTTCATTCAGCCTTTCGGGGTCAAGTCAATCACTTGTTAGCGAACAAGTAGTAGCAGGGATTCCGTATACAGGAGCTGTAGGAACAGATACTTGGGCACACGAATCTGCCTCATTTACAGTTCTACTTGGTAATAAGAAAGGTATGATGTTACCATCAGGTTCTTCTGATCCAACTGGAATGACTACTGATTCTAAAGGTATGATGTTTTACAATAATTCAGATGGAATTGTAAAAATATATGATGGAATAACGTGGATACCAGCCGGTGATATTAATACTAAAAATACTCATCTTTCAATGTCTGCAGATATTAATGATGATGGGGCTAATAGTACCATACTTTTTAGAATAGATGGTGAAACGGATTCTAATGTAAAATTTAGACTGAAATCAGATAATGAACATGAAATGACAGGTTCTTTTAATTTATCTGATAATTTAACTCTTGGTGGTAGAGTATTAGGTGATATGAGAGTTACTGGAGATATAATAGCAGAAACCTATATAGTTTCTTCATCAGTAACGTATTTAACACAAAGTTTTGCAAGTGGTTCACATATATTCGGTGATACTTTAGATGATAGACATGAATTTACAGGCAGTTTAAGTGTAACTGGGTCAGCAGTTATATCAGGTTCAACTTTAAAAGTAAACACACCATTAACTTCATCAACTGCAATATTCACTAATAATACGCAAGTTGGTTATCCAACATCCAATACTTGGGATAATGGATTAAGTGGTAGTTATTTTCAGAATTTTGATAATACAACTCATATAAGTGAAATTTTAAGATTTATGTCTGGTATATTAAGTCATTCTTTAGATGTATCAGATGCAGCACCAAATAATCTATACTATAATAGTATTGATACACTTGAAAATAGTTTAGGTTCAACAGATTCAATTAATGGTTATTTACCAACAAATTATACTTCTGTAAGTAACACAACTTTAAATTATTTAGTTCATAAAGGATGGACGAGTGTTGGGGCAACAGTTTTTAGTGGTATTTCAGTATATCACGATAATGGTAGAACACATTATGTAGATTTTGATTCTAATTCTGCAGGTTCATCACAAGCATCGTCATCTGCTGATTCAGAATTGTTTGGGTTAGGTTCATTATCAAGTGGAAATGCAAATACATTTGGAATTAGAATAGTGGCCACACAATCTTTTAGTGATGTTTCTACAAATACTTCACCAGATGAGTCATCTAATAAATTTACCACACAATCTTATTATGATGAAACTCTGACAAGTTTTGGAACAACTAATGGTGTGGAGTTGGCAAAAATAAACACGGCAAACCCAGCAGTTATACCTGCAGCATATCAAGATGGTAAATTTGAGAATGTTGGTGGAACTTCTACTATGAGTGGTTCTTTGTCAAGAAAATGGCACGCTACTTCGGGTAGTATCACGAGTGTATCTTCAAGTGGTTACTATAAATTTCATGATTTGGCAGTAGGAATTAAGAGTGGTTCTCAATCAGTATATGATTTTAAAAGTGGAACTGATAAAAATAGATTTTGGGCACCAATAGACCAAATAGATTCAGATATTGGAACTAATTCATTAAATGATACGGGAACAACTCATAAAGCATTAACTGCTACCTCAAGAAGTTTAAGTGGAGTCCCGTATTTATTAGATGCAACATTTGAAGTATCCACAAAGATTACAGGATTGTTTAATCCGATGTATCCTTCATCAACCACATTAGTAGATATGACAGCAGGTTCAGTTGGTGTTGGTAGTGTTTCGATAAGTGGAGATACAATTTCCACAAATGGTGGAACGGTTCAGACAAGTGGTAAAGTTTTTCAGAGTGATGGAAGCACCGCAGTTAATAGTGGAGTTCCAAGATATGATGATATTGCAATAGTTACTGCATCAGTTAGTTACGATAGTGGAACTTCAGATAGTATACAACAATCATCAACTCTTACCGATACAACATTTACCGTAGCCACAAAAGCAAGAAATAGAAATAGTTCACAATCCACTTTAGATACACAAACAATTAATTATCATACGGCAGGAGATTTCGGACAAACATCAGCTAGTGGTAGTTTAGGAATATATGGTAGAGCTCAAGGGTATGATTCAAATACCTTACAAGACACAACTGAAACATTTACTGGTGAAGATTTTAGAATAAAATTAGCAGATAACGTACAAACATTTAGTGGAGCTGCGTGGACTACCTCATACCAATTAACAGGAGGTGGAAATCAGCTAGGTGATTATGATTTACAAGTAAAGCCAGGATTTTTAGTGGATCCAGGTGGTACATATCGATATTGGTATCCATCAAGTTTTGGTAGTGGAACATACAAATATTATATAAGAAGATTCCAAACACCGGGCAGTACGTATTCGAGTATGACGATTAATCTTAATAATACTACATTGATAGCTTGGAACGCAACTACTAACGGAATATCTTGTGCAATATTATTTGAGAGTTCTGGTAATGGTAGTGGTAATAATGCTTCTTTGGGAACGGCAAGAATTTATGACCCAGTAAAAACCACAAGTAACTTAATTGAAGCAGATATATCAGCAGATAATTTTAAAAATCCATTTAGTACAGCAATTAGTTTATATGGAAATAGTGGTGGTAGTATAGCAAGTGGAACATATACAGTTCCAATAAGAAATGCAGATGGGATGTATTTAGATAGTAGTGATAACGAACTTTACGTGATAGTTAGATATAAGGGTGATCCAACACCAATAGATGATATCACATTAACTTTTAGTTAGAGATAAGAAATGGCAGCCTTAGATAAAGAAAAAAAATCAAGTCGACTGTTAGCGTCACGACGATATACGCACGAAACCCTGAACGCCTCACAAGAATCGTTTACAGAGGTATTAGATTTAGGTGCTTCTGAGATATATACAGAGGCTGGTTTAATACCATCAAGTGGATTACCTTATAGTGGAAGTACTCAAATACATTCAACTTATTCTACTGAAGGTAAATCTGTAATGAAATATTGGTATAGACAAAGATTGACAAAATCAAATACCAATAATGAAGTTTGGTTCTTTTTAGACCCAACGGGTAGCGATAGTGGAATTGGAGCTCAGTTAATTAGTGATGACCAAACGGTGAATTTTATATCACCTAAATATTCAATAGCAGGATTGGCAACTTCTACGACAGAAGATTCTACACCAGGATATTTAGCAACCTTACTTAAATCAACTTCATTAGATTCATCTTCATTAGATGGTGATGATATTGTTTCAACTAATGATTATACATTTGATTATAAAACGGGGGTAGTACAATTTACTAATTCATCTGTAGACCCAGGTAATAGTGATTATCTTTACATGACGGTATATCAGTATGTCGGATCTACATTAGCTAGTGGAAACATAAGTGGTTCAGCTACTTCAACAGGGTCATTTGGAAGATTGGAAGTTGGAGAATTGTCAATAACTGATGATTTGACCTATGGAAGTACAAATTGGAATGAAAGTGGAGGGGCATTAAGTGTAACTGGTTCAGATTTCTTTTGGAAATCAACTGGTGGTGGATTTGATATTTATGATAATAGTGATGCACTAATGTTTAAAATTGAAAATAAAGTAGCAATATTGGGAGCAAGAACAACAACACCTACAGCCACGGCTGGGGGAATATATTATTCTGGTTCTGATGACTTTTACTTTGGGTATGAAAATGAAGTTTCTTAGAGATTTAAGTAGAAGAAAAGTGGAATTATTTAGAAATATTATATTTATTAATAGTACGAACTATAGAGGTTCGTCGATAGGAGAACAGTAATGGCTCAATGGAGAAAAGTCGTAGTATCTGGAAGTACTGCGGAACTAAATGACATATCAGCAAGTGGACATATAGTACCAGTAACAGCAGATGGTGGTACATTAGGTTCTGCAAAAAGTGAATGGTCAGATTTATATTTGGCAGATAGTAGTGTTATTAACTTTGGAGCAGATCAAGATACTACTCTTACACATACAGATGGTAGTGGAATAGCACTTAATTCGACCAACAAATTAGGATTTGGTGGTAATTTTAATGCTTATATCCAACATGATGGAACTGATCTTAAATTATCAGATGACGCAGATATTAATTTAGTAGCAGGAGCAGATATATTATTAGATGCAGCCACTACTATAAAAATTGATTCGGCAGCAGGAGATGTATCGTTTGAGGATGCAGGAACTGCACAGTTAGCAATAGATATGGATGGAACGGCCGGCCAAATCGATGTTCAGTTAAAAGTAGCAAGTGATGATTTAGTATTTAAGACACAGGGAGGTAACGAAGTTATCCGTGTCGCTGATGATAGAAAACTTTATTTCTTTGACCAAGGTGGAGAACATATTTCTTCGGATGGTAGTATTCTTTCCATAGCAGCAGGTACAGAATTACATATATCGGCATCTATGGTTGATATTGGTGCAAATCAAATATCAGGATCTCACGCTTCATCGGGTTCATTCGGATACTTAAATGTACATGGTGACGCAATTATAAAAGGTGACCTTACATTTGGAGATGCCAACACTGATCTTATTACTATTGGGGCAGATATTGGTTCTAACCTAACACCAAACACAGATGCAACTTATGATTTGGGTACAACTTCTCAAGGATGGAATGATTTACATTTAGGTAGTGGTGGAGTTATTAATTTAGATGGTGGTGATGTAACATTAACACACGCCGCAGGTAAACTTACTTGGGGTGGAGATGGAGCAGTAGAAATAGATTTTAATAATCATGAAATGACCAATGTTGATATAGATAGTGGGGCTATTGACGGAACTACTATTGGAGCAGCTTCACATACAACTGGTAAATTTACAACTTTGATTGCAACAGGAGATGTTGATTTAGGAGACGCTACGGGTGATACAATTACAGCAACGGGTCGATTTGATTCCGCACTTGTACCATCTACAGATAGTGCAAGAGATTTAGGAACAACAGGACTATATTGGGCAAATGCATATATAGATTCAATTACAACTACTGGTGATGTAACGGTAAATGGTAGTTTGGATGTGAATGGCACATTGACTACAATAGATTCAACTAATTTAAGAGTTGCAGACAGATTTATAATAGTGGCAAGTGGTTCAACGAGTGGAGATTCTGGACTTATTGCTAACACAGGAGCAGGTGGTATTGGTTCAGCATTTTTCTATGACGATAGTGCATCAAGATGGGCATTAACAGCAGCTGATGATACTTCAGGAAGTGCAACTACAGCAACACCACGACAATATTTAGTGTCGGTTTCACAATCGGCAGCACCCCCAGATGATTGGGAAGGTGGAGCAACACAAAATCCAAGTGATTTCGGTACTGATGCAGCTACAAGACGAGGAATGATTTATGTACAAACATCAGACCACGCCGGTTCGAGGACAGTAGCAGGGGATATTTGGATTTGGTCTTAATTAAATAAGAGGTTACAAATGGGACTTACTGTAAAAGGTGGTATTAAAGTATTAGAGGGTAAGGCATATGTACACCCAATGTCTTTCCAAGAAATAGAATTTTTATTAGAAATAGTAGCAAACGCTGGACATAAGATATCAGAGGTTCAGAACGTATTACACGTAACAAGAAAGTTACAAGAAGAATACAAGTTAATGAAGAAACACTTAGAAGGTTTAGGAGAATAACTTGTATTATAATGTTGGCCCATCTTTATGGTAGAGGATGGGAAGTGGGCTCGAAAGAGTAACCAACCGCAATAGGAGAATAACTTAAATGCCAAACTGGAAAAAAGTCATAGTATCGGGCAGTTCAGCCCATTTAAATCAAATTACAGGAAGTGGTGGCGTAAAACTTGCAGATGATGCAGTTTTAAATATTGGTGATGAAAATGATTTACAACTATACCACGATGGTAGTAATAGTTACATAAAAGATAATGGAACTGGAAACCTAAATTATTTGGGTGGAACACAGACATTCCAGAATGCAGCTGGTTCTAAAACTATGTTGGTTTTAAACTCAGCAAATTCAGTAGATTTAAATTATAATAATAGTACAAAACTTGAAACTACAAATACTGGTGTAGATGTAACAGGAATTATACAGGCATCTGGAAACATAAGTGGTTCATCAACTTCAACTGGTTCGTTTGGTAAAGTAGAGGCAACTAATTTAAGTGGTGATGGTACAGGACTAACAAATGTAACAGATGTAAATGCGGTAGTTTTTGGAATAGTTTTCGGAGGATAATGAATGGCTAATACATTTAAAAATAAGGGAGTTGCAATTACAGATAGTGCAACAACAATTTATACAACACCAAGTTCGACAACGGCAGTAGTTCACGCAGTATATATTTCAAATATACACGCATCAAATGCTGGGCTAGTCGATATTTTTGTAACGGATTCCAGTGCAGGGAGTGATTTTTATATAGCAAAGAATTTAGCAGTACCAAATGGTACAACGGTAGTATTGGATAAACCAATAAATTTAGAAACAGCCGATGTTTTAAAGGCTACGGCTGATGCAGCATCTACACTACAGGCATTTTGTAGTATTTTGGAAATAGTATAATATGTCACTTACTTCATATTTAGGATTTGATAGATTTGGTAATAAAATCAAAATTGATGGGGGTGGCTTTGAAGTAACAGGATCTACAAATTTTTCAGGTAGTAAACATGAATTTACTGGTTCATTAGATGCAACTACTGTTAAACAAGCAGGTTCGGAACTTGTAACATTTGATGTATTAGCAAATATGGTAGTAACAGAAGAGACATCAACTATAATGGATTTTGAACAAATTACCACCCAAAATAATGAAGTAGTAATAACTGGAGCATCTTAAAGGGAATAAGAAATGGCAAAAAAACATAGTAGTTTAATCACGAGTGATTTACATCACCCAAAAGGAATACTTGTAGAATCAACGGACGCAATGTTAGTGATGTCGCAGTCTATAAATACTGCAACGGCAAGTTTTCATTTTATACCAGGAGATTCTGACACCTATACTTTAGGAAATGCGGGTAGACCCTGGAAAGAATTATATGTATCTACTAGCTCTATTCATTTTATGGATAAAACTGGAAATACAGTACAAACAATGACTGCAACTCCAGATGGAATAACGTTTGCAAGTGGAAGTTTAGTATCGGACTTAAGTGGTTCAGTACTTAGTGGTTCTAAACTACATATTGTGGGAGATGCTTTTATAGGTGGAGATTTAACACTTGGAGATGCAGATACAGATTCTATTAGTATTGGTGCAGATATTACTTCAAATTTAACTCCAAATGCAAATGCTACATACGATTTAGGTAGTGCTACTAAAGGATGGAACGATTTACATTTAGGTGCAGCAGGTGTTATAAATTGGGCTAACGGTGGAATAACATTAACTGAAACATCAGATGTATTAGTACAATCAGGTGGTAATTTAAGAGTTCCAAGATTAGAAATAGATAGTGCAGCTGATTATGTTGATGTAGATACAGATTTAAAAATTATAGCAGCCGCAGATATTATATTAGACCCAGGTGGAAATAATGTTTTACCTGGAAGTGATGATGCCGATGACTTGGGTGCATCTGGTACACAATGGAAAGATTTATACATAGATGGTGTGGCATATATAGATACTTTGAATGCAGATGCATTAGGAGCTAATTTAGACCACGGCAACTTTAATTCTACAAATGTAGATATTGATAGTGGAGCAATTGACGGAACTGCAATTGGAGCAGCATCAGCTACTACAATTAAAGGTACGACTATTGACGCTACAACTGATTTTACAATTGATGGTTTGGTACTTACAGCAGATACGATTACAAATGATGCTAATTTAACTATGGATCTCGCTGGAGATTTGGCGATAGATGTTGATGGTGGAGATGTAGTTATTACAGACGATGGAGCGGATATATTAACAATTAACGCAACAACTATTAGTGGTTCAGCCACATCAAGTGGTTCATTTGCACACATTGCAGTAAATTCAGTAAGTGCATCACGAATAGAACTTGATAATATTCAAGGTAATTGGACAAACGCTGGAAATACGGTAGCAGATTTAGGTAGTATCACTACAGCAGATATTAATGGTGGAACAGTTGATGGGGCTACTATTGGAGCTTCTTCACATACGACAATTAAAGGTACAACAATAGATGCCACAGCTGATTTTACAATCGGTGGAACTGTCATTACTGATAACACAATTACAGATGATGGAACTCTTGTAATTGCTTCTACAACCGCCACATCTTTTAGTGATGGAAACATTACTAATGTGGGTGATATAGCACTCGATACAATTAGTGCAGACGATGGTTCAAGTTTGTCATTTAGTAATAACTGGACAAACGCAGGTAGAACAGTTGCAGATTTAGGAATAGTTACTACAGTAGATATTAATGGTGGAAGTATTGATGGAACTACTATTGGTGCAGCATCAGCAGTAGCTGGTACATTTGCCGCAATAGTTGGTACTACAATAGACGCCACAACAGATTTTACAATAGGTTCAACGGTTATTACAGACGACTCAATTGTGATGACACCATCAACAAGTGATACGATTACTTTTAGTGGAGCTACCAATGGTGCATTGGCTATTACTACAGTAGATGATGCAGCCGCAGCAGCAAACATAACAATTACCGCTGACGGAACGTTTGAAGCAATTGGTACTACCGTAACATTAGATTCGGGTGGAGCAATTAACCTTGAACCAGCAGCAGGTTCAGCAATTTTATTAGACGGAACAATTAGTGTAGATGCAGGAGTAGTAACAGGAGCAACATCAATTACTTCTACCGATTTAATTGGTACTAATGTTGATGGTATACTTGGTGCTGACACGGCTCGTGCAATTACAGGTACAACAATTGACGCAACAACAGATTTTACAATAGGTTCAACGGTTATTACAGACGACTCGATTGTGATGACTCCAACAAGTGGTGATACGGCCACTATAGCAGCATCTACTAATGGTGCTCTGACTATAACTACAGTTGATACAGCAGCCGCAGCAGCAAATCTTTTATTTACAGTAGATGGCACGGCTGAAATTGCTTCAGCAGGATTAATAACATTAGATTCTGGAGCAGCAATTAACATCGAACCAGCAGCAGGTTCAGCAATTCTATTGGATGGTACAATCAGTATAGACGCGGGTGTAGTAACAGGAGCAACATCTATTACATCGACAGCATTTGTTGGAACATCAGATGGAGTTGTAGGTGGTAATACTCCAGCAGCTGGTACTTTTACAACTTTAGTAGCAACTGGAAATGTTGATTTAGGAGACGCTACGGGTGATACAATTACAGCAACGGGTCGATTCGATTCGGACATAGTACCATCTACAAATAGTGCAAGAGATTTAGGAACTTCTGCGTTACAATTTGCAGAAGCTCATATTGATACAGGTCATATAGACGCAATTACTGCTACAGGAACTTCTACACTTACTACAGTTGATATTAATGGTGGAAATATTGATGGAACAGTTATTGGTGCAGCAACACCAGCATCTGGATCATTTACAGGAATTATTGTAACTGGTGGTATGGAAGTACGAGGAGATTTAACATATGTTTCAAGTTCAAATTTAGATATTGGAGATAGAATAGTTACATTAAATGCTGGTTCAGCAGCAGGAGATGGTGGACTTTATATAAATGATGCCGATACAACAGAAACAGGTTCATTACTCTGGGATGTAAGTGAAGATAGATGGATTGGTGGATTGAAAGATGCAGAAGTTAATTTAGTAACTATTAGTTCAACCGACACACTTACAAACAAAACTTTAACAAGTCCTGATATTAATACACCTGATATTGATGGTGGAACTATTGATAATACAGTAATTGGGGCAGCAACTCAAGCCGCAGGTGATTTTACTGCAATAGGTGCAGTAGCTGCAGGTACTATTGTGGGTACTACAATTGACGCAACAACAGATTTTACAATCGGTACAACGGTTATTACAGATGATTCAATTGTGATGACACCATCAACAGATGATACGGCCACTATAGCAGCATCTACCAATGGTGCTTTGACTTTTACTACGGTTGATACAGCAGCCGCAGCAGCAAATCTTTTATTTACAATCGATGGTACTGCTGAGATTGCTTCAGCAGGATTAATAACATTAGATTCTGGAGCAGCAATTAACATCGAACCAGCAGCAGGTTCGGCAATTTTATTAGACGGAACAATTAGTATAGACGCTGGTGTGGTAACAGGAGCAACATCCATTACATCAACTGCGTTGGCAGGTGAATTAACAGGAAATTCGTCTACAGCAACTGCTTTGGCTACTGGTAGAACAATAGCAATGACTGGTGATGTTGCATGGACTTCACCAAGTTTTGATGGAAGTGGTAATGTTACAGCAGCTGGAACAATACAAGCAAATGCAGTTCAAACTGGTATGGTACATGATGATGTAGCAACTGAATTGGCAGGAGCAGGAACGACTGCCACAAGTGGAGTGATAAATGTAATTGGTGGAGATGGAATTACAGCAAATGCTAATGATGTTGCAGTAACAGCAGCACAAACAACTATTACTTCAATATATAATACTGGACTTAAAGTTGGTAGAGATGCTAGTGGTGATTGGATTGATTTTGGTACAGATGATAATATTAAAGTGTATTTATCAAATGTAGAAGAATTTAGATTTACAGCGGGTGGAACATTTCACGCAGACGCTGACGTTGTTGCATATTCTTCAACCGTCGCATCTGATATGAATTTGAAAGAGAATATCACAGATATGAAATATGGTTTATCTGATGTGATGAAACTTCGTGGTGTTGAGTATGATTGGAAACGAGAAGATATGGGACACGATGTTGGAGTGTTAGCACAAGAAGTAGAAGCAGTTATTCCTGAACTTGTGAAAGAACACGAAGGTTTACATGGTAGAGGAAAATTTAAATCGGTGGATTATAATAAATTAGTCCCCGTTCTGATAGAATCTATTAAAGAATTGAAAAAAGAAATTGATGATTTGAAATCTAATTAGATACTTATAGTTAGATACATTTATAACAACAAAAATGGAGGTTTTAACGTGGCAGACGAAACGAAAAAATCAGAAGTAGTAGTACCTGAAGAAGAGATCAAAGAGATTAAATCTTTACAAGAAAAATACCAAGGTATAGCTTTACAACTTGGACAGATTGCTTTACAACGTAGTCAATTAAATAAGGAATTGGATAATATAGAATCTAATGAACAAAAATTGCATGTTGCATATGATGAAGCTAGAGAATCTGAACAAGGAATTGTAAAAAAGATGACAGATAAGTACGGAATTGGTAATCTTGATGTAGAAACTGGTAAATTTACTCCTCAAAACTAATGTTTGAGAAATTTGGCTTATATTTATATATAACTTTAATTTGTATTAAAACAACCTCATAAATTGGGAGAAAAATAATGGCGGAAAGAATAGTAAGTCCTGGAGTCTTCACAGAAGAACGGGACTTGTCTTTTCTACCACAAGGTATTTCTGATATTGGGGCAGCAATAATAGGGCCAACTCAAAAGGGCCCAGCATTCACACCAACCATACTTAGTAATTTTTCAGAATTTGAAAATACTTTTGGTAAAGTGAGCGAAGATTATTATGTTCCCTATACAGTACAAGAATATCTTAAAAGTGCCAGTTCTGTAACAATAGTTAGAGTTCTTGGTATTGGTGGATATAAGACAGATTATGTTAATATAGTTGCAAGTGGTTCATCCAACGAAGATTTAATAGCAGTTTTAGCACCATCACGTGGTGCTGGGGCACTTGGAATTGATGGAACACGAGTAATGAGAAGTGGTGTAGAACAAAGTGGTTCAACTGTTTCAGTTACAGCTGGTGATTTTGTAATCCACATAAGTGGTTCTACTAATACAGCTGGAACATTTCATGAAACAATAAGTGCATCGTTTGCAACATCAAGTGATTTGTTTATTGATAAAGTGATTAGTTCTGATCCAATGAACAATACATCAAAAGTATACCTATACAAAGTATTTAAAGAAACTGCACACAATAATCATCAGTCTTGGACTGAATTATCAGTAGCAAATAGTGCAAGTGGTTCGGCTGGACAGGATTTTCAAAGTGGAACTGGATATTCAGCACAATATGGAGCAACTGGTGTAGCAGCAACTTGGACAGGTAATAGTGATTATTCTGTGGCAAGAACACCAATCGTAATTGACCAAGGAGCAACAGCAACTCGTTCATACAATAACTTATTTAGAATTTATTCATTATCTCACGGAACAAGTGTGAATGAAGAATTTAAAGTATGTGTATTGAATATTAAAGCGGCTGGTTCAATTCCTGGTTCGGATTATGGTGAATTCTCTGTACAGGTAAGAAAAAATAACCCAGCACAAGCAGATGATAATATAGTTCTTGAACAGTTTGATAATTGTAATTTTGATAGAACTTCAAACAACTATTTCGCAAGAAAAATTGGTGATAGATTTGTTGAAATTGATTCAAATGGTAAATTAACCTATAAAGGTGATTGGCCAAATCAATCTAAATGGATTCGTATTGGTGATTATGCAGATCTTAGAAACTTAGCTAAAAATGTAGTACCTTTTGGATTTGAAGCAGTGAATAATCCAGTATTAGGTGCTAATGTACCTACAATAACATTTAAATCAGAACAGAAAAATGGTGTTGGTGATTTTGACCAAAACGTATTTTATGGATTTGATTATAAGTTAAAGGATAATAGAGAGTATTTAGCTCCTATTCCTTATAACGCTACTACAGGTTCAAATAGTGTATTTTCATTAGCAAATATGAATGGTGATGATAACGCAGCAGGAGACTTAAATGTTTCTACGGCAGCAAATAGTTCAACAGCAATAACATTAGCAAATTCAGACATTGCACAGAGGAAATTTGTAATGCCTCTACAATGGGGATTTGATGGTGATGATCCAACTGTGATTAAAGCTACTGGAAATGATATTTCTGGTACAAACACACAAGGATTTGATTTATCATCCGCAGCAGCAAGTGGTTCTGTAGCATACAAACGAGCAATCAATGCTATAAGTAATCCTGATGAGTTCGATATTAATTTATTGGCTATCCCAGGTGTACTTCATAGTAAAGGTGGTTCAATTGTACATAGTGCAGTGACCAACCACGCAATTTCAAAAATTGAAGCTCGTGGTGATGCTTTTTATGTATTGGATGGATTTGCATGGAGTGATACAATTGATAACGCAACCAACGGTATAAGTGCATTAGATACCAACTACGCAGGGACATATTTTCCTTGGGTTAAAGTAGTTGATTCTGAAACACAATTACCAGTTTGGGTGCCACCTTCAGTTGTTCTACCAGGTGTAATATCCTTTACAGATAAGATAGCACACGAATGGTTTGCACCAGCTGGTTTAAATCGTGGTGGTTTAACTTCTGTTTTAGAAGCTAAAACACGATTAACTCACGCTGAGAGAGATAAACTGTATGAAAATAGAGTTAATCCAATTGCAACATTCCCAGGTCAAGGTGTAACGGTATTTGGACAGAAAACACTTCAGTCTAAACCATCAGCACTTGATAGAATCAATGTTCGTAGATTGTTGATTGCATTGAAGAAATTCATTGCGTCATCTTCAAGATATTTAGTATTCGAACAGAACACAACAGCAACGAGGAATCGTTTCTTGAATATTGTCAATCCTTACCTTGAAAGTGTCCAGGCCAATAGTGGTTTGAACGCATTTAGAGTAGTGATGGACGATAGCAATAACACACCTGATGTTGTTGATAGAAACCGTCTTGTAGGACAGATATTTATCCAACCTACGAGAACAGCGGAATTTATTGTTCTTGACTTCGTGGTATTACCCACAGGAGCATCGTTCCCAGACTAATTCGTAAAACGAAATAAGAAACCTCATTTAATTATGGGGTTTTTTATTGCCCTATAAAACTTCTAAAAAACTTCTACAAATTGACATATATAGAAATTCATTTTTTTTAATTAGTTTGATATTTATACTTGAAGTACAAAAACCGTACAGAATTTAACAATAGGAGAATTGGAAATGCCAGAGTTAATTGATCCTTCAGAAATAATGTTCACACCGTTTGAACCAAAAACTAAAAACCGGTATGTCATGTATATTGAAGGTCTACCCGCATATTTAATAAAAACTGCAGCAAGACCTCAAATAACATTTGAAGAAATAGTATTAGACCATATTAATGTAAAGAGATACATTAAAGGTAAAGGTGAGTGGCAACCATTAGCACTTACATTATATGACCCTATTGTACCATCAGCAGCACAAGCATGTATGGAATGGGTGAGATTATCCCACGAATCAGTAACAGGTCGTGATGGATACTCAGATTTTTATAAAAAAGATATTACATTTAATTTATTGGGTCCAGTAGGAGATATTGTTGAAGAATGGACATTAAAAGGTGCGTGGGCACAGGATGTTAACTTCAATGATGTAGATTTTGCAAATGGTACAGATCCAGTAGATATCGAATTAACATTGCGTTACGATTACGCTATACTCCAATTTTGATTAAAGTATTACTTTAAGTGGATATGAAAAAATATTGTAAATGTGGATGTGGGGATACTGTTAAAAATGAATGGTCAAAAGGACATTATTCCAGAGTCCATAACAATTGGGGACACAATCCAACGGCAATAGAAAATTCAGCTAAAACTCGTAGAGAACAATATAAGAGTGGTGAAAGAAAAGTTTGGAATGATGGATTAACTATTGAAGATGAACGAGTTGCTAATAATGGCAAACAAGTTTCTAAGTCATTTACCCAAGATAGAAAAGATAGATATTCTAAAATAATGAAAACGAATAGATTGGATGGTACAGTTCCTACGTTATACGGAAAAGATTCTTCACGTTGGCAAGGCGGAACATCACCATTATCAGCAAGAGTATATGCATCTAATAGATTATATAGTGATTGGAAATATCCAATATTAAAGAAATCGGAATTTAAGTGTGAGAAATGTGGTGATAATAAAAATCTTCATGTTCATCACGACAAAGAAAGAATGACCGATATATTAAAAAGTTTTGTAAAAGATGAAAATCCAGTAGAAAAAGTTGTGGATTATCATATTTATAGTAAAGTAAGTGGAGTTGTTTTGTGTAAAACTCATCATAAAGAACAACACCCAAGTTTAAACCTTTAACGGAGAATAAAAATGACTGAATGGATAGCAGCAAATTGGGAATATGTTTTAGTTGGTATTTACGCAATTGAAAAAATTGTGAAACTCACACCA